ATTATTCAGCTAAAATAATTGAAGAAAAAAATTCATTAAATAAAATTAAGGAATTAGAAGATGTATATAACGAAATTAATAAGATGATTGTTAAATTTAATAATGAGGGAACAACTAACAATAATCAATATAATGATTTATGGAGCAGTAATATTAAAATAAGGGAAGATATCATTAAAATTAAGGAACAATTGAAAAATATTAATACAGTAAATGAAGTTGAATATTATGAAAATACCAGTTATATTCTTTTTAATTATTATGATACCCTTGAAAAACAATCAAATAAAACTTATAAAAATACTAAATATAAAAATAAGTCCATTATTGAATCCTTTAATTTAAATATAGATAAAGACAAAGATAATGAAGATGATAGTGATGAAAACAGCGATAAAATAATGGAAAAAAGTTCTCTTGTAGATGAATACCTTTCTATTACTAATAATAATCATATAAAAAAGATTTATCACGATAATCGTGAATTGTGTCGCAAATGTTATTCTCCATTAACCTGTTTTCAAACCGATGCTATTATGATTTGCAGTTCTTGTGGTTGTCAGGAACCTCTTTTGGTAGAACAAAACCGACCTATTTTAAAACAAAATACAAAAGATACCTCTCATTTTAGTTATAAACGAATTAATCATTTTCGTGAGTGGTGTAATCAAGTTCAGGGAAAAGAAAGCACGGATATTCCTAACGAAGTTTTTGAAAAAATCTTAAATGAAATAAAAAAAGAAAAAATAACCGATACGAGAAATATTACTTATAATAAAATGAGAGAAATTTTAAAGCGATTACGTATAAATAAATATTACGAACATATTAATTATATTATCAATAGAATTAACGGAATTCCTACACCTCAATTTTCAGCTGAACTTGAAGAAAAGTTATGTAGTATGTTTAAGGATATACAAGCACCATTTTTAAAACACTGTCCAAAGGAACGCAAAAATTTCCTTTCTTATAGCTATGTTTTATATAAATTCTTTCAAATACTTGGTCTGAATGAGTATTTGAAGTTTTTTCCTTTACTTAAAAGCAGGGAAAAATTATACGCTCAAGACCAAATATGGAAAAAAATATGTGAAGAATTAAATTATACAATTATTCCATCCCTTTAAGCAGGGAAGCCTATGAGGCGGAAACCTGCTCCAAGACCAACACCTTGTCTTGCACCAGCAGAAATAGACGGTGATAAGAGGTCAAAGATGGAAAACACCGCAGCAGCAGTTAAGGCAATCATCCATATTTCACTAAACTTGAGTTTTTGTTGTGGTAATAAATAAGCAGCAAGAGCAACCATTAAGGCTTCAATCGCGTATTTAAGTATGCGAATTAAGGCTTCCCATATATCAAAAGTATAAGTAGCATCACCTCCCATTTTGACAATTCCTTTTATACTAATTAAAAAGAAAATAAAAAATATATAAGATTTTTATTATAATTATAAAATAGTAATGACTACACCTGAAGAAACCCTCGTCTCAACTAAAGAAATTGATTTTTTGGATGAAGATAAACCCATTAGAAATCAAAATTATTGTTTATTATCTTTTTTAAGTCCGGAGGATGTGCTTGTTAATAAAGATGTTTATTATTTTTCAAGATTTCTTGATAAATTTGGAAAGGATATGAAAAGTCTTCTTGAAAATCTTGAGCTTAAATATCCTGATTCTAAAGATTTGGTTGAAACAATCAAGTCTAATCACGCCTATATTTTTGATACCAAAGAACTGAATGAGCAACTCAAGTTTTATAAATCTGTGAATGGTGAAGAAATTGAAAGAGATTTCCATCGTGAAAATAATTTCATCACAAGTGTTCGTGGTATTAAAGTAAGAGGTGTTTTTGATACAGTAGAAGAAGCTAAAAATAGATGCGAATTCCTTAAAAAAGTTGATAACAAGTTTGATATTTATGTCGCTCAAGTTGGTTGTTGGTGTCCTTGGTCGCCTAACCCAAGTGACTTAAATGAACAAGAATATGCTGAAACTCAGCTAAATACTCTTATGAAGCAATACAGAAAGAATATGGATGAACGTGATGAAGTATTTGAAAAGAGACGCACCGATAGTATCGCTTCAGGTAAAAAAGGAGGTGACATAGCAGAAGAACTTTCTCAAGATGATCCTTGGACTGCAAGAAAACGTGAATTAAGTAATGTCCAAGAAGAACCTAAGGAAGAAACTAAGGAGGAACCTAAGGAGGAACCTAAGGAAGAACCTAAGGAGGAAACTAAGGAGGAAACTAAGGAGGAAACTAAGGAAGATTGATAATTATTTTTATAAATTTCTATTTTTACTATTATAGAAATTGATTTTTATTATTAATAAAAATTTAAAAAAATATGGATAACATAATAACAGATAATTATTCTATTTTTAATTGTTGTTGCTTAGAAGGATTAAAAAAATTAAAAGAAGAAAAAATAAAAGTTCAATTAGTAATTACATCACCGCCATATTTTAATGTAAAAGATTATGTTTTTTACAATAACTATGATGAATATTTATTATTTTTAACGAATGTTTTTACACTTATTTTAGATATTACTGATGATGGTCGTATGTGTTGTGTAAATATAAGTAATATTATAATAAAAAGAGAAAGTCGTAATAGTGAAAGTAGTAGAATTCCTTTAGCATTTCATTTCGTAAATTTAATGGAAAAAATAGGATGGAAATTTATTGAAGATATTATTTGGTTAAAACCTGAAGGTTCAGCTAAAAATAGAAATGGATGTTTTTATCAACATAGACAACCTGTTTCTTATAAACCAAACGTAATAAATGAATACATTTTTATTTTTCAAAAACCTGCCAACTTTTTAATTGATAAAATTATTCAAAAATACGACCCAATTACTTCCTTAAATAGCAAAATTGATGAAAATTATGAAAGAACAAATATTTGGAAAATAAATCCTGATTGTAAAACAAATCATCCTGCACCATTTCCGGAATTACTTGCTATAAATTTAATTAAATATTACTCTTTTACAGGTGATTTAATTTTAGACCCTTTTATGGGTTCAGGAACAACAAATATTTGTGCATATCAATTATTTAGAAAATCAGTAGGTTTTGAAATTCATAAAGATTATTTATTATTATTTAAAGAACGTATTTCTAACGTGATAAGAAAAGAAGAAAGTCAAATAACAGAATTTTCTATCAATAAAAATGATTACTTAAATTTAACAGAAATAGAAATAAAGGAAAAATTAGCTAAATTACCAAAAAAACAACTGTTATTTTTAGCAAAAAAGAAAAATAAAAACAAAAAAGAACTTATTGAAATTATTTATAATTATAAATTATTTTGAAATTTCATTAATTCTTCATAATTATCGGGTAAATAATTATTTGTTTCAATAGGACAATTGTCATATCTATAACAATCTTCACCACTCCTGAAAAATAAATCACCTTTATTTACTATTTGATGAATCATCATATTATCATTTAAATATTCTTCTTTGTTATATTCTTGATGTGTAAAATTTCTTATTTTATTTTTAATAAAATCTAAATCGCCAAAATATGCAAAATGCCAGCCTCCATTTTTAATATCTATAATTGCTTCTTTTTCATCAAAATAGCGAATATCATCAGGTCTTCTATTAAATTTATTTTTATAAGTATAATAATTAACAATTTTTGAAAAATACCATTTGGCTCTATTACGACAAGTTAAATTATAAAAATAATAATCTTGATATAATTTATAACAATAATCATTTTTAATATTATTCTTCATTTCTACAACCATATTTCTATCAGGTATTTCATCCAAATCTGATATAATTATAATATCATCGTCATTCAAATCAATTTTACTAATTCCAACATCTATTAAATTCTTTTGTGCATGATCCCTACTCCAAGGACAAGGATTTTCTTCAATTGTAGGTATTTTAACAACACTATGAATAAGCTTGTCTTTATACTTTTCATATAAATGTTTATTTTTTTCAAATAAAAGTTCTTTTGGATTTCCTGAAAAAGTTAAGTCCGATTCAATCAAAACAAAATAATCTACATAATCATTTAAATATTTCAGTCTAAAATCAAGCATTCCAAATTCATTATAAAAACAAAAGCAATCAACAATCTTAGGCATTTAATTTAAATCAATAACCTATTATTTTTTATTTTATATTTCTTTAAATAAAAATGGAATCACATATAACAATCAATCGTAAATGGTTTAAAAAACTAATAACACCTATTATAGAATTATCAAATCTTGCCATATCGCAACTTAATTGCCATAAGTGTACAAATTATAACGCTAATAAAAAAATGGAAATTATGAATTCAATTAGAAAAAATCCTTATTTAAAAGCTTTAAGTGAATTACATATGGATATTACACAATTTAAAGAACTTAAATGTAGCTGGTTTTATGGAAGATGTAATATAACTTCATTCGATGACATTTGTTTATTTATTGATATGTTTAAATTTTATACTGGTTCAATTAATATTGAAAATTTAAATGAAATAAAAAATTCATTAGAAATAGGTGGAGTAGATGAAAATCAATTATCTTTTTTTGAAGAATATAAAATATTAGATTTAAAAACAGATGAAAAATCATTAAATGAATTAAGTTTATTAATAGATAAAATAAGTTTATCATATAAACCAAAAGAAATCATTCAAAGAAATTATATTCCACGTGCAACAGAAGAAAAAGAAAATCATGAGGGTGCGTTTTCTATGGAAACAAGTGCCAAACATTTAGAATATGAAAAAATTTTATTAGAAAGAAAAGAACACCTTAATCGACAAAATCAACAAAAACAAGAAGAACATGAAGAACATGAAGAACAAGAAGAAGTATTGGGTGGTAATAAAAAGAAAATAATTAAAAAATTAAGAAAATATATATCTTAAAAATAATTAGAATGAAAGCTATTGCTGTTTTTCTTTTATTTTTAGGAATGATTTTAGTAGTGAAAGGTTATTATAGTAAGAAATATAAAAGATTTACACAACCTAAGGTTATTATTAAATATATTCCAAGAAGTGAATATGAAGAACAATTGTCTGATAGTCAAAGATTATCTGAATTTTATAAAGGTATGTTTGAATCAACACAGCCAAATAGTTATAATCCTGATGTAACTCAAATAAAATAAATGTTATTAAGAATTAAAAGTAATTAGATTAATAAAAATGAAATTAGATGAGTTTGGATTATTATTAATTAAAGCTGTTAATTCAACAAATCCAATTACTAAAACAAAACTTTTAAATACTTGTGATAATCATAGAAAGGAATTATTAAAAAAACAAGATTTGTTAATAAAAAACCAAGAATTTTATTTTAATAATTATGAAATGAAAAGAGATGAAGATGATGTTATTTATAGAGAATATCTTCAAACACGAATGAATTTATCAGAAAAATGGAATAAAAGCAAGAATATAAAAGATTTAACTAATTTAGCAGCACTTGAACCACCAGCTTTAAATTTACCAAAAGACATATATACGACTGAAATTAAAAGAAGAATAATTAAGGAAAAGCAGTAATTATTTTTTTAATCACTTGAATTTACAAAAATTGAATCATCTTTGCCATATTTACCTAATGTTAATAAAAAAGCAAATAAATTAAAAACTATTGTGATAAAAAAAGCAATATTAGCCAAAACAAATCTTATCATTTCTAAGGTAACTTCAAATAAAGTTAAAACCTTTTTAAATAAATCACTTGTTTTAAGTATGATAAAATTAAAAAGGTCGCTTAACATAGTCCAAAAAAATAGAACAAAACTACCAATATTTTCAAAAAACCATCCAATTATCCCAAGAATATAAGCAATAAATTTAACAATAGGCCTAAGAGCATTAAAAAATAATACGATAAATTGCCAAAATGCTTTTAACATATCAAAAATAACAACACCAATTTCTTTAATAACGCCAAGAGTATCAGTATTATCGTCGCTCATTTTTATTTAATCTATTTATTAATTATAGATTAGATAAATGAAAGAAGAAGTTTTTAAATTTAATATTCTTGCTTTTATTATTGCGTTTTCTGTAGGTATTTTATTTGTTTATTTATCGGCACCAAAGCAAAAAATAATCATCAAATATCCATCCCCTTATAACTCTGAAAAAGTTGTTTATAAAAATGATAATGACATTTGCTATAAGTATAAAACGGAAGAAGTGAAATGTAG